GTCAGCAAGTCCGTTGCTTATCTCTACACCCGTGGAGAGGTCACCGGACCTATGCAGAAGGCCGCTGGCTCTCTGTATAACGCACTCTCGATGGAGGTCGAGGCCCACAGCCGCGCCCTCGTTGAGCAGTTGTCTACCGACATTGCTACGGCAACCGGTGGCTCCAACGACATTACTGGTATGCTCTACCAGATCGACACCAACGACTCGACCAACTGGGGCGCTACGGGCTCCGGTTACGTTGACGGTGCCGGTGCGTACCTTTCGCTCGACATGCTCGACAGTGCAATCGACACCGCTCGCGGTGAGGTTGACCTGATCGTCACGTCCCGCCGTATCCGCAGGAAGATCAACGCCCTCCTGCAGGCTACGCAGCGCTTCAACGACACGACCGAAGTGTCCGCTGGCTTCCGTGTATCGACGTACGACGGGCTTCCTATCGTCACCGACCTGCACTGGGAGACGAACACGGACATTCTGTTCGTTCGTCGTGCTGACGCGAAGTTGCTCATCCATCAGGACTTCACGTACGAAGACTTGGCTCACACCAAGGACTCGACGGACTTCATGATCAAGGGCTACTTCGGGTTCGCGCTCGAAGGCCGTCCGGTCCACCTGAACAGGTTCCTCCTGTAATTGTGGCATGAATGCGGGGAGGGTTGCAGTAATGCTGCCCTCCCTGCTACACTCAAAAGGAGAGTCATTAGATGGCCAGTTACTTTCTCAAGCACATTCACGAGAACACTCTGCCGGAGCAGATTTATTACTTCTACGATGGTCGAACGACTGTTCGTTTCGGAGTGATTGAACTCCCGGCTGGCAACATTACTTGGCTAAAGAGAGCCTTCATGGAAGGTTATCGCCTTGACCCGGACTCTGGCAAGTTGCTCGACTACTACGAGGCAATTGCAAGGTCCGAGAGCGCCATGAGCGCAGGAGCAGAAGTTGAAAGTCCTGATCTTGGGGGACAGCCCGTTGGGGAAGACGGGGTTCGGGAGAGTGAACTACCACGCGATGCAAGCGTTCCTGCGTCAGGGGTGGGAAGTCGGGGCCGTCCTAGGACTGCAAACCGAAAGGCATGAGACAGACCTCCCGCTAGTCCAGTTCGTTCCAGATAAGAGCGACCCGATGGGCGTGAAGCGTGCCATGATGATCTTCCAGATGGAAGAATTCGACCCCGATATCGTCTATGCGACTGGTGACCCCGGTAGCATCGCAATGATTGCGATGGTTATTCCGGCCAACGTCAGGTTTCTCGCATACTGCCCAATCGAGGGAGAGCCGCTATTCAACTCGTCGTGGAGGGCAATCCTCTCGGAGATTGATTTTTTCACCTGCTCCAACTACGGAGTCAAGGTTGTCGAAGAAAGCCTTGACAAGACAGTCGATATGGTCTACCACGGAGTTGACAGGGATAGTTACTATCCGTTGTCAAAGCAGGAGCGCACAGAATACAGAGAGCGCCTAGGATGGGACCGAAAGTTTGTCGTTTCGGTAGTCGCTCAAAACGTTCGGCGTAAGCAACTAACCCGGCTTATCGAGGCGGTTGCTATCCTGAAGCATCAGTACAAGCAAGACGATATCATTCTGTATCTTCATACAGTCCCATTCCAGAACCACTGGCTAGAGGGTTGGAACCTCCCTGAGGTCAGCGCTGCGTTCGGCCTGACCGACGAAGTTGTCTTCAATCCCCTTATGTCAGGGTTTGGAAGGGGAGTCCCCGAAAAGGGCGATATGGACGTTCCCGGTCTTCGGGAGTTGGTGGGCGCTAGTGACTTGTTTGTACTTCCTTCACAGGTTGAGGGTTTCGGACTTCCGATTGCCGAAGCGATGGCCGTTGGAACTCCTGTCGTAGTAACAAAGTATGCGGCGGGCTGGGAGGTAGCAAATCTCGGTGGTGGCACCGGCATCGTTCCGTACGACTGGGAAATCCACAAGAGCGGAACGAGGTATGCAAATCTCGCACCTGCCGAAATCGCAAAGACTATCCTCGCGTTGAAGCGTAACCCTCGCAAGTTGGCGCAGATGCGAGACACGGGGCTCCAAGCAGTCAGTAACTTTGACTGGATGAAGTTCGAGGAATACGTAATTGGCAAGGTCGAAGATGTCTGCTCCCGGCCAGCGGTCGGGCTCGCCCACTCGGAACAGGATGATCAAGGGCGGCAGGAAGCCGGGACGTAGACCCGGATACTTTCAGAAGATTGCCCTTCTTATGAGTGACAATCGCAAGTCTCTACCACTCAGGTCTATGGCTCGTATCAACGCCGGTTCGAGAAAGTCGGCGTCCCGCGCACACACTCTCTTGCGCAGTAAGAAGCGCAAGCGCAGTCTGCTCCTAAGGAACACCTAAATGCCGTATCTTATTACTGCCGAATACTTCCAAGAGCAGATGGCTACCTTGGGGCTCAAGGCTGCATTCGCTCCATCCGCTTACAATCTGACGACATTGATCGAAGAAGCGTCGGATTGGGTAGAGAACTACTGCGACAGGAAGTTTGCTAGGCAGTCTGTAACTGAGGAAAAGTACGGTCCTAACATAGTTGATCGAAGGTTCCTCGCTGACAACTGGCCAATCGAGTCCGTCACGTCTGCCTACTGGGAAGACGATGGCGGATTTACTGGTTCTATCGACCCGTCCGCTTTCAGGATCAGGCTTGGTGGGATTATCGAATGGAAGAACAGCCTGTGGTACGGCGGGCAGTACGGTAATTCGTTCTACCCTGAAGTGTTCTACAAGATCACGTACATCTGTGGGTACGACCCAATTCCTACAAATGTAAAGAGGGCAACAGCACTGAAGATCGCCACGATCCTGCAGCCACAGTATCAGGGTCCTCAGGAGCGTGAAATCTTTATGACCACGAACCTCGAAGCGATGATCGTTGACTTCCTTGAGCCGTACAGGCGCGAGAGGTTCGGCTAAATGCCCTACTACAGGATTTCAGCGTGGATGCGCGGTATTCCTGCTGTCAAGGCTCAGTTGAGAACCATCGACCGCTATGTAAAGCGCGAGGGCCGGGATGAGATGGTTCGCGGTGGGTACAACGCCGCTGGTGTGATGTTCGAAAAGAACTTTGCCAGCGAAGGCAAGTTGGTCGGCGGGTGGGCTCAGTTGAGGGAGAGGACGCAGCGTGAACGCGAGGCTTTGGGGTTTGATGCTCAGCATCCGATCCTCTACCGCTACGGCGACCTCAAGTACGTCACAGCGACCTCCCTGACGAACGCTACGGGGTCAGCAACATTCACGGCGACCGATGCGCAGGGAAAGTCCATCTCCGTGAGTTTGAATATCAGCAGAGGCTCTGGTGAGGCGAGAGCAGACGGCATCAAGTCTATCAATCAGGGCACTCGCCAGTATTGGTTCACAACCGGTCCGGTCAACCGCGCAGTACGCGCTGAAGCAGCCGAAGTGCTCGATCACGGAATTGTAGGTTTGTTCTAGATGGAAAGCGTAGTTGACGCAATCGTTTCGGAACTGGAAATTTTCAAGGACACTGAGTCCGCTGATGGCGGGTGCTCAGATATCCTAACTATCGAGGCAGTCTACTGGGGCGATCCGGGGGTCATCCCAGTCAACTCCTACCCGGCATTTACAGTGCAACCCGTGAGGGATTTGCCTGACATTGAAACCACAGGTTACGAGGTTCGTGACCTTGAGGTTCTTGTCACGTTGCTAATTGACAGTCGTGCCTTCTGGGACGCCACGGTCCTTGAGGCAACTGGTGACAGGCAACTCGTACAGGTCATGGAGAAGGTCCGTAACTGGTTCCGCACCGACCATAACCGCTCTCTGAGTGGACTGGTAGGTACCCGTGAACTAAAGGCATCGGCTACCGACTACATGGTTCAGGTGCGCGGCTCGGTCCTAGCCAAGTCCGCACAAGTCACGCTGACTGTCAACAAGCAGCGACAGCGCGAGCAGTAAAGAGGAAACAAAACAATGGCCCTTGGCGCACTTGGCTACGTCGGATATGGTATCGAAAGCGTAGAAGGTACAGCGGTCGCTCCGACCAAGTATCTCCCCGTTTCGTCGTTCTCCTTCGAGGACACCAACGACTTCATCGTTCCTGACCAGATCAGGCACTCTCGTGATAACTACATCACTATGTCTGCACCTTATGCAGTCTCCGGCACGATGGAGATGGAACTGATCCCTAACGGAACCGGTCACCTTCTCAAGTCGGCCTTTGCTGCTACGATTGTTACTTCCGCTTATGCGGGTGGTGGCTATCAGCACGTTATGACGCCTGCTGCATCCGCACAGACGTTCTCCTTCGAGTCTAGCGCAAACGATGTTCTCATCATGCGCTACGCTGGTTGCCGTGTCAACACCATCGAAATCAAGGCCGCATTCGGTGAAATCGTCACTACATCGTTCGGCATCGAAGGTGTTTCTCGCGCTAAGCAGGGATCGGCAGCGACCCCTACTTACGTCAACACCGTACCGTTCCACTTCTCGGGCGTCGAAGTAAAGGCTTCCTCCGGAACCATTCTTACGACAGTCAAGGAGTTTTCGTTCGGCGTCAATAACAACGTCGAGCGTATCGGAACACTGCGCAGGACTCGTTCTTGGCTCAGGATGGACCTTGGCAAGCGTGAGGTAACTCTCTCCTTGACGATGGACTTCCAAGACACTGCAGAGTATGACAGGTTCCTTGCTGAAACTGTCTTCGACATCGACATCATTATGAACGGTCCGGTCGGCGTCGGCATGGGTACCAACCCTGCTGTACTCCGTATCCAGATCCCGTCTGTTCGCTGGAACAAGGTCGGGGTTCCGCTCTCCGCAGGAGATATGTTGGAGCAAAGCGTCGAAGCGCTTATCGTAGCACCTATCGGTGGAAACATCTTTACCGCTACGTTCGTTTGCGACGAGGCAACAATCGTCTAACTAACTGTCCTGATGGCTTGAACGGTACAGAAATGTACTGTTCGGGCCACTGGACGACACCACTAGTCCATATATGGACAGGGAAGGAAAGAAATGGGTATCCTTAGAACAGCAACCACCGCATCCAAGACAATCATGTTGGACGACACCGATTTCATCACCGTTCGTGATGACATTTCTAAGCGTGACTTCAATGTACTTGCGTCCAATATCCCTTCGGTATCGGGCGAGGGGGCATCACTTTCGCTTAGCGATGCGACGAAGTTTCAGGCAGTCCTGTTCGGTGCCTTGGTAACGGGCTGGTCGCTGGACGTTCCGGCTACTGTTGAGGAATATGAGAACCTGTCTGCTGCGGCTGGTCAGGTTGTTGATGAAAAGTTGGCAGAGCACTTCGAGTCCCTGCTCCCTAGCAGCGCCGAGGGAAAGTAGCATTTGACCTAGCGCGCCAGTATGCGGGCGGTTTCAAGTCTGATAACCTCAGGCGTAACAACCCCCGCATCGCTAGGGATTTCGATACGTATCTATCGTGTCGGACCGTGCAGTTGTTTTCCCTCGAAGTTGAGAAGAACAAACGAACAGAAATCAGGCTCACTGAGTTCGTTACGGGATATTCTCAACTGCCCGATGCTGGCGGGGTAATGGACCAGTCCGCTTGGACTATGACAATTTTCGAGCAGCTCCGCTCGG